GATTTTACACCAAGACAAGCAGCGTATTATTAAATGAATAAAGAATTTAAACAAATGTTAATAGAATTTTTAGGGTGTGCATTGTTAGTATTGGCAGCCTGCTATGTTTTAACACTTATAACTCCCTGTTAAATAAGGAAACATAATGATAGACAAAAGTGTAAACCCAGCCCCTATGGGCTTAGATGCCATAGATCAAGAAGAAGACCTAAATCAAGAACCTCTTGAGATTGAGATTGAAGACCCTGAGTCAGTAACGATAAGTCATGGTGATGAGATTATTCTTCAGATTCAAAAAGAAGTCGATGAAGAAAAATTTAACGCAAACCTTGCTGAAGAGATTGATGATGCAACTCTTGATTCTCTAGCCTCAGATCTTATTAATGACTTTGAGTCTGATGTAAGCGCACGTAAAGACTGGGTACAAACCTATGTCGATGGGTTAGAGTTGTTAGGTCTTAAGATGGAAGAACGCTCAGAGCCTTGGGAAGGCGCATGTGGTGTGTACCACCCACTATTAACTGAGGCTGTTATTAAGTTTCAAGCTGAGACAATTACGGCTACATTCCCTGCGTCTGGACCAGTTAAAACACAAATAATCGGTAAAGAAACAGAAGATAAAAAAGAAGCTGCGCAACGTGTTCAAGACGATATGAACTACCAGCTTACTGATGTTATGACTGAGTATAGACCAGAGCATGAGCGTATGTTATGGGGCTTAGGATTAGCAGGTAATGCGTTTAAGAAAGTATATTATGACCCATACTTAACTCGACAAGTATCTATGTACGTACCTGCTGAAGATGTAGTTGTACCGTATGGCGCATCAAGCCTTGAGTCTGCAGAACGTGTAACCCATGTAATGCGTAAGACTGAGAATGAAATACGTAGACTGCAGTATGAGGGCTTCTACAGAGATGTAGACCTTGGTGAACCTTCCAATACTATGGATGACGTTGAGAAGAAGATAGCTGATAAGCTTGGGTTTAGAGCGTCAACGGATGATCGGTTTAAGTTGTTGGAAATGCATGTTGAGATCAATTTAGAAGGGTTTGAACATGAAGATCATGATGGTAAGAAAACTGACATAGCCCTGCCTTATGTGGTTACTATTGAAAAAGGCACTGGAACTATCCTTTCAATTCGCAGAAATTGGGACCCTGAAGATGAATCATGTAAAAAACGCAATCACTTCGTTCACTATGGCTATGTGCCGGGTTTTGGCTTTTATTGTTTTGGGCTTATTCATCTTATTGGTGCTTTTGCCAAGTCTAGTACTTCAATCCTTCGCCAGTTGGTTGACGCGGGCACTCTCAGTAATCTTCCGGGGGGCTTTAAAACTAGAGGATTAAGAGTTAAGGGTGATGATACTCCGATTGCTCCGGGCGAGTGGAGGGATGTAGATGTACCATCTGGTGTAATGCGTGATAACTTCATGCCACTGCCGTACAAAGAACCAAGCCAAACACTATTAACTCTACTACAAGGAATCGTTGATGAAGGTCGCCGTTTTGCTGGGGCTGCTGATCTTGCTGTCTCTGATATGTCCTCTAATAGTCCTGTTGGCACAACATTGGCTGTACTCGAGCGAACCCTTAAAGTAATGAGCGCAGTTCAGTCGCGTATTCATTACTCGATGAAACAAGAGTTTATTTTACTACGTAACATTATTAGAGATTATTGCCCAGAGGAATATGCATATGAGCCCACAGAAGGTAGTAGACACGCTAAGAAAGCTGATTATGATTTGGTGTATGTTTTACCTGTCTCTGACCCAAATGCCGCAACTATGGCACAAAAGGTCGTCCAATACCAAGCAGCCTTACAACTAGCACAAGGCGCACCACAGCTATATAACATGCCTGTATTACACAGGCAAATGCTGGAAGTACTAGGTATACCTAACTATCAAAAGTTAGTACCTATGGAAGATGATATGAAACCTCGTGACCCAGTTACAGAGAATCAAAACATCCTCAAAAACAAACCTGTTAAAGCATTTTTGTACCAAGATCATCAAGCCCATATTGCTGTACATATGTCTGCTATGCAAGATCCTAAAGTTCAAATGGTTATTCAACAGTCTATGGGTCAAAACCCACAAGCTCTAGCAGCACTGCAAGCGGCAATGTCTGCACATATTAATGAGCACTTAGGGTATGAGTATAGAAAACAAATTGAGCAAACTATGGGTATGGATATTCCTAACTATGGCGAAGATGATACTGACAACCAAGTGACTATACCTGAAGCTATGGAAGTTCAAATCTCCAAATTAGCAGCTCAGGCATCACAACAGTTGTTACAGCAAAATCAACAGGAAGCTCAAGCTCAACAAAATCAGCAAAAAGCTCAAGACCCGTTGATACAAATGCAACAACAAGAGCTGCAACTTAAAGCTCAGGACTTGCAACGCAAAGTAGCTAAAGATCAGTCTGATGCTCAGTTAGAAGCCATGAAGATACAAGTTGATCGTGAACGTATTGGTGCCCAACAACAGTCTACAGGCGCACAAATCTCAGCTAAGATGCAAGATACGCAAGCTCAATTACGAGCAAAGCAAGATCAGATGGCAGCTAAGTTAGGTGTGGATGTAGCTCTTAAAGAAAGTGAACGTACGCATCAGAAACAACAGACTAATCAACAGCATGACCATGCTAGGTTTTTAGCTGAAAGACAAGCACAAAATAAAGGAGGAGAGGTATCTAGAAAAAAGCCTGAAGGTTTTAAAAAGGGTGGAAAAATAGAACAGAAAGAAGTTTCTGATTATGACATAGACGCATATAAAGCTGCTGTAAAACGAGGAGATATCTCAGATACTATGGCCACTGGTGGACATGGGCCAGATACTTTTAAACTACCTAACCACCCTACTTTTTCAGAGGAAAGTGTGCATTCTAATGAAAAAACACAGGGCGGTCGTTGGATAGGGGAGGAGCCCTATTATTACTTTCATCCTTCTGAGCATAACTTGAAGAATAAATCTCCTGATCAGTTGGGGGAATACTTTCATAACAGAGAAAAGAAAGGTACGCATGTTGTACTCCCTGATGGACGTATTATTGAAGGAACTAAATAATGGATAGAGAAGCTGAGATTCTATTTAAACAAATTGATGACAGAGTAGCGTTATTAACACAAGCGTTAGCGTCTGGTAGAGCAGAAGATTATGCCCAGTATAAGTACATATGTGGGCAGATTCAAGGCTTAGACCAAGCGCGAAGCGCCATAGAAGTACTAACTAAAAAACTGGAGTTCGAAGACGAATGAGTAAAATCCTAATTGGATCCAATCCAAACAACCCCCAAGTCGTAGGGTCAGTAGACCTTGAGGCTACTAATGAAGAAAAGGCAACACAACTGCCTACACCAACAGGATACCGTATACTGTGTGCGTTACCTGAAGTGGAGAAAGAGTATGAAAGCGGCCTTCTTAAAGCTGATGAAACGTTGCGCCATGAGGGTCTTTTGGCTACTGTGTTGTTTGTTGTGGCTATGGGCCCTGATTGCTATGGTGACAAAGACCGTTTTCCTACTGGCCCTTGGTGCGAAGTTGGAGATTTTGTCCTTGTAAGACCTAACGCAGGTACTCGACTAAAGATACACGGTACAGAGATGCGCATGATTAACGATGATAGTGTTGAGGGTGTTGTTCTTGATCCTCGCGGTATCTCCAGAGTATAAAGGAAAATAAAATGGCTAAGTACGAAGCAGATGATTATGAGTTCCCTGATGAGGCTGGTGGGGATGTGGAACTAGATATTGATGAAATTGATGGTATTGAGATTGAAATTGAAGACGATACCCCTGTAGCTGATAGAAATGCTAGACCACCATTACCAAAAGAAGTTGTTGATGAACTAGAAGATGCAGACAGTTCTGATGACTATTCAGGTAAGGTTCAAACCAAGTTTAAACAGTATAAAAAAGCATGGCATGATGAACGTAGGGCTAAAGAAGAAGCCTACCGTGAACAAGAAGAAGCTTTAGCTGTAGCTCAAAAAATACTGGATGAAAACAAACACTTAAAATCTTTACTTGAATCAGGAGAGAAGGAGTTAATAAGCACTTATCAATCCTCTGCTGAGTTAGAAGTGGAGAAGGCTAAACGTAATTATAAGGAAGCTTATGATTACGGGAATACTGATGCGATCATCGAAGCACAAGAAGAATTGATGAAAGCAACAAATAAACTTGACAAAGCTCAAAATTTCAGGCCTACTGCACAAAAGACCGACACAGGTGCACAGTTATTACAAAAACAGCAACGTGCTGTACAGCAAGACCCGAAGGCAGCGGAATGGGTAGCCGAAAATCCGTGGTATGTTGATCCAACTAAGAAAGCTATGAGCAGATTCGCTGTAGGCATACACGAAGACCTCTTAGAAACTTATGGGGAAAAGTTCATCGGAAGTGATGAGTACTATAAACGTATCGACCAAGAAGTACAGCGCAGATTCCCAGAAGAATTTAGCGATCAAAACGATGAGCCTAAAGCTCAGCGTACATCAAAACTTAGCACGGTAGTAGCTCCTGCAAAAAGAAGCACCGCCCCTAAAAAGGTGACGCTCAGCAAG